TTATTTACAATGAAAGATGGAACAATGATATAAAACCAGAAAAATATACTGAAAAGAAAAGAGTTACACCAAAACAAGGTCGAGTAGTTATCTTTGATGGTAGATTATATCACACAGCAGAACAACCTATAAATACCACTTGATGTATTGTTTATTACGATGTAGCATGGGAGAAGAATTCATAGCTGTTATTAAATTGGATTCTGGTGAGGAAATCCTCGCATCAGTTTGTGTTGATGAAACTGGTGAAGAACCAATCATTATCGCTCATACTCCTGTAACCATGAAAATGATAAACAACGGAATGTATGTCAAGATAAAACCTTGGATGGACTTAGCAGATGATGATATGTTTGTCTTCCGCACTGATAAAATTATTACAATGAGTGAAGTTAAAGATCAAAAAGTAATTAAAATATATGAACGATACGTTGAAGAAGAAAATGAAGAGAATGATATGAATAAACTTTTACCTTCTGGTGGAGAAGTTAAACCTGATGAAAAGATGGGATATGTTTCAACTGTCGAGGATGCTCGCAAGAGTCTTGAGAATATCTTTAAGAATAATATAGAGCCTAACAACCCTTGAACCCTTACAGAGTTATTGTACACATAAATGCAGGACTTGTCAAGTGTTCAAAATATGTTATAATAAATGTTAGTTAAGACGGATAAAGCTTATGCCTAGAAAGAAGTCTGAACACTATGTAAACAACAAGGAGCTATTACAAGCACTGATTGTCTATCGAGAGAAGGTTGCTCATGCAAAAGAGAATGATTTACCTAAACCTAGAATTACAAACTATCTTGGGGAGTGTTTTTTGAAGATTGCCACGCATCTATCATATAAACCAAACTTTGTGAATTACATGTTCCGTGACGATATGATATCGGACGGGATTGAGAATTGTGTTCAATATATTCACAACTTTGACCCTGAGAAGTCTCGCAATCCATTTGCATACTTCACACAGATCATTCACTATGCCTTTCTCAGACGTATACAAAAAGAGAAAAAACAATTAGACATCAAGACAAAAATCATTGAGAGAAGTGGATTTGATGAAGTGATGAACGTAGATGACAATGCAATGTCAGGTAGTAGTTCTGATTACAATACAATCAAAGATAACATTCAATATAAGTCAAGTAATAGATGATTTTACCAGGTTCTACAGTTAAAGTGATAGATGAAAATTCAATCTATCGAGGATATGTTGGGTGTGTTCAGAGAATACAAGGCAAGAAAGCAGCAGTTCTAATGGATTCACATACTCCTTGGGATAAAATGATTACATTTAAATTATCCGAGTTGCGTGAGCAAACCGAAGGTTTTCAATATTATCCAAAGAAAAAGAAATGAAGATAGCAATTATTACTGATACTCATTACGGTGCACGTAAGGGGTCTAAACATCTGCATGAGTATTTTGAAAAATTTTATAATGACATATTCTTTCCTGAGTTAGAGAAGAATAATATTGATACTATTGTTCATATGGGTGATATATTTGATAGTCGTAAATCTATTGACTATTATAGTTTAGAGTGGTCAAAGAGAGTGATATTTGAACCGATGAAGAAGTATAAGGTTCATGCAATCACAGGAAACCACGATTGTTATTATAAGAATACAAATGAAATCAACTCTCCTGAGTTGCTATTGAAGGACTATCCTAACATCACAACCTACTCAAAGGCAGAGGAGATTGTATTAGATGGATTACAGATACTTCTTTTACCTTGGATTAATGTTGAAAATTATGATGAGAGTAAAAAGATGATTGATGAGTCCACCAGTAAAGTTGCAATGGGTCACTTGGAAATTAATGGATTTAGGGCAACTCGTGGACATATGATGGAAACTGGTATGGATACGAGTGTCTTTGATAAGTTTGATGCAGTATACTCAGGTCATTTTCATACTAGGTCTACAAATGGAAAGATACATTATCTTGGTAATCCGTATGAGATGTTTTGGAATGATGTAAATGATACCAGAGGTTTTCACTTCTTTGATACAGAAACTTGTATTCATACTCCAGTAAATAATCCATATCAACTATTTCATAATGTTTATTATGAGGATACCCCATATCAATTGTTTGATGCAACTCCTTATAAGAGTAAGATAGTTAAAGTTATTGTTCGTAAGAAATCAAATCCAAAAGAGTTTGAAAGATTTATTGACAAGTTGTATAGTGCAGGTGTCGAAGACCTTAAAATCATTGAAAACTTTGATATACAGGTTGGAGATGAGTTTGATATTGATGAAGATGAGAATACACTTTCAATTTTAAATAGATATATTGATGACAGTGACTTTGAATACGACAAAAATATTATCAAAAACATTTTTAAGGATCTCTATAGACAAGCCTGCGAGGTAGAATAATGTATCTACTTACATTAAAAACTAGAAGAGAAGATGGTGCTTATGCTGTGCAAGATAGGCATGGAGATAAAGTATTGTTTCTCTTTGAAGAGGAGGATGATGCTGAAAGATATGCAATGATGTTAGAGGATGATGAAAAATATCAAAAAGAAATGGCTGTCATAGAAGTTGACGATGAGCTTGCCATAAAGACATGTAGGATGTATAATTACAAATATACTGTGATTACACCCAACGATTTCGTAATACCCCCAAAGAATGATAACCTTTCAAAAGATTAGATGGAAAAACTTCCTGTCAACAGGAGACCATTGGAGTGAAATAGATTTTCTAGGACATACTACTAACCTAGTAGTAGGAACAAATGGTTCTGGAAAGTCAACAATGTTAGACGCTTTGACATTTAGTTTGTTCAATAAACCATTTCGTAAAATTAATAAGTCTCAACTTATCAATGCCACCAATGAAAAAGATTGTGTTGTTGAGGTAGAATTTACTGTTAATAATAAAGATTATCTTGTTAGGAGATCTATCAAACCAAATAAGTTTGATATTGAAGTCAATGGAACATTATTACATAAAGAATCTGATGATAGATTTAATCAAAAGATATTAGAAGAAAATATATTAAAAGTAAACTATAAGTCATTTACTCAGATTGTTATATTAGGAAGTAGTAGTTTTGTTCCCTTTATGCAGCTGTCTACAAGTAATCGTAGAGATGTAATAGAGGATTTACTTGATATTCGTATCTTCTCTGCTATGAATAGTCTGATTAAAGAAAAGATTCGTACAGAGAAAGAAAAGATAAGATCATTAGACTTGAAGAGAGATAATATTAAGGATAAAATTTCAATGCAAGAAAACTTTATCAAAGAGTTAGAGGAGCAGGGGAAGACTAATATTGCAGAGAATCAAAAGAAAAGAAATGGATTGAGTGATGAAATCTGTGTCCTTACAACGAAGAATGAAGATTTAGATTTAGAAGTAACTGGTCTTTTAGAAGATCAAGAAAAGTTATCTGGTGCAGGAGAAAAGTTACTGAAACTTAACACATTCAAAGGTAAATTATCTAATAAAGTAGCAACTCTTACTAAAGAACATAAGTTCTTCAGTGAAAATGTAACATGCCCTACATGTACCCAAAACATAGAAGAATCATTTCGTTTAAATAGAATTAATGACGTTCAAACTAAAGCGAAGGAACTTAAAAAAGGTTATGATGACCTTGAAAAGACCATCAAAGAAGAGCAAAACCGAGAACGTCAATTCAATCAATTATCAAAGGAGATTACTAAACTCAACAATGGCATTTCTAAAAACAATACTCAGATTTCTGGATATCAACGACAGATCAGAGATCTGGAATCAGAAGTTCAAAGATTTACCGAACAACTTGCAAATAGAAGTACTGAAAATGAAAAATTAGTTGAGTTTACTAAGAGTCTCGAAACAACATTAGAAGAGTCATCAGAGAGAAGAGAGGAGGTTGTATATCACGACTTTGCATACTCTCTACTAAAAGATGATGGTGTTAAGACTAAAATAATTAAAAAATATCTACCATTTATTAATCAACAAGTCAATCGTTACTTGCAGTTGATGGATTTTTATATCAACTTTACTTTGAATGAAGAGTTTGTTGAAACCGTAAGATCACCAATACATGAAGATTTTTCTTACAGTTCATTCAGTGAAGGTGAAAAGATGCGTATTGACTTAGCACTTTTATTTACTTGGAGAGAAGTTGCAAGAGTT